TTTACGATAGTCATGGTTCAAAAAATTTCTTCTTTGGACGACTCTGCCAAACTCTTGGCAAACAAAGGATATTATACGACTAGATATAGTGAACAACAAATGGAAAAGGTAGTTACTGGTCGTAGAAAATATCGTGAGAAACTCACAAAAAAAATCGAACGTACACGCCTCTAAGAAACCAAAATGTATAGATAGAAACATAATGAACTTACAACCCGAAATGAATGTCGATCTCGATGTCAAGACACTAGAATACATCTACGAATCTGTTCAGTTTCGCCTTGAAAACGATAATCACTTAATGTACCATCCCGACATTCGCAAAGACCTAGAGGATATGCTTGCTGAATGGGAAGATGAGTACCTATAACGTTTACATTGGCGAGAACTTAATTATGGAAAAGGTTCCGCATCACGATATTAAACATAAGCTNGAATATATTACCGAATATTTTAAACATTATCCGAGTGATGATCTCCGTACAGAGGAGATAAAAGTTGTTAAGAATTAACGACTATATAATAAGACACTGGACAGATTGAGTGATCAGTGTTATACTAACTATGTACTGATAACATGTTATGGCAAAAGGATTTACAGTAAAAGCAAACGCTCCTAAGACTAAAAAGGTTGAGGATGATTTTAATCTAGAGGAAGCGAAAGCATTAGCAAAAGGAAAAGCAATAGTTTTCTGTCTACCAGGCAGAGGAGTATCATATATCTTCCTCAAGAACTTCGTTCAACTTTGTTTTGATCTAGTTCAGAATGGTAGTTCCATTCAAATCTCACAAGATTACTCATCAATGGTTAACTTTGCAAGATGCAAGTGCCTTGGTGCAAACGTATTAAGAGGTCCAGATCAAGTTCCTTGGGATGGAAAACTAAAATATGATTGGCAACTATGGATTGACTCCGATATCGTATTCGATACAGAGAAGTTCTATCGTTTAGTATGGATGCAAAAGGATATTGCTGGTGGTTGGTACTGCACAGAGGATGGAAAAACTACATCTGTTGCACACTGGCTAGAAGAAGAGGACTTTGCAAAGAATGGTGGAGTGATGAATCACGAAACTATCGAGTCTATCTCTCGTAGACGCAAGCCTTTCACAGTTGATTACACAGGATTTGGTTGGTTACTCATCAAGAACGGTGTATTTGAGCATAAAGAGATGAAGTATCCTTGGTTTGCACCTAAAATGCAAGTCTTTGACTCAGGAGAAGTTCAAGATATGTGTGGAGAAGACGTTTCATTCTGTCTTGATGCAAAAGAAGCGGGTATGGAGATCTGGATTGATCCTAAAATCCGTGTTGGTCACGAGAAAACAAGGATAATCTAATGGAAACTAAGTACAAAGTAGTAGAATTAGGAACTTCTGGTTGGTGTGTGAACAATCCAAAGCTAGATGTAGGTCTTACTAAAGATCAAGCACAGACCAGATTGGAGTTTTACCTTGAAGAAGGTATCTCTCCAGACCGATTACGAGCTCAGATTGATAAATAAAAAGAAAACGGTTAAAAGATGGCAGACTCAGATCCAAAATTAGCTCCCCATAACGTAGAAAGTGCTGGTTTTGCTAGTGGAAATGTTAAAGGACAGTATGATGTGAGTGCTCAAGCACGAAAAAAGGCTGCTGCAAACAGTAATACAAGTCAATCTCCACTAGCTGCTGGTTAAAAAACACTCAAAAAACTTTAAGGACCCTTTAAAAGGGTCTTTTTTTGTGTCTAAATAGAATTTGAATAGTATACTTGCCCTTAATGAAGCTAAAAAATACACAATTTAGCGTTCCTGATGATGGTTTTATAGAAAAACCAGAAAATGATGATACAATTTTGCGTGAAGTCGTTGGCGATGACGCTAATGATAAGAAAAGAAAGCAAGAATTGATAGAACAAGAGTTAGATAAATTTAGGAATTGCTAAAAAATGGCACTAATTGACAAAAAACTCAATACAAGTGTTCCCTTTAAGGATATTAGTTTAACATTTGCGAAGCATCCTGTCACAGATGACATAGGAGCTTACTCAAATGAGGATGCTATCAAGCGTTCTGTGCAAAATTTGGTACGAACAAAGCTAGGAGAGAGATTTTTCAACCCACTGTTGGGTAGTAAAGTTGAAGAACAGCTGTTTGAACTTCCAAATGCAGCTATGGCATATGAATTAGAAGATGATATTTTCCTTTTGTTGGAAAACTTTGAACCAAGAGTAGCAAATGCCAAGGTACAAGTAACATATGTCACTAATAGTAACGATTTAGAAATACAAATCAAGTATGATATCGTTGGATTGACTGCGGCACGTCAACAAATAGAATTCATTCTCCAATCAACTAGAATATAATGTCTTTTAACCAGTTCACAAACCTAGATTTCGGTGATCTTAGGCAACAGATTAAGGATTACCTCAGAGTAAACAGTGATTTTGCTGATTTTGACTTTGAGGGGTCAAACTTTTCGACCATAATCGATCTTTTAGCGTACAATAGTTACGTTACTGCCTATAATACCAACATGGCAGTGAACGAGTGCTTTCTAGACAGTGCGACTTTGCGTGAAAACGTAGTTTCACTTGCTAGAAACATTGGATATGTACCTAGATCAAGTAGATCTGCTAGGGCAGTCGTCAATTTTACAGTTGACATGGGTTTGAATGACACAAGAATCGTAACTTTGAAGGCTGGACAGGTTGCATTGGGTAATCAGGTTGGTGGTTCTTACATTTTTTCTATTCCTGACGACTTTGTTGCTACTACAAACGAAAATAATATTGCTACTTTCAGTAATTTGAATATTTACGAAGGAATTTACCTTCAAAAAAGTTTCCAAGTTGATTATTCAATTCCAAATCAACGTTTTATACTTCCAAACGCAAATATTGACACTACTTCTATTCGTATTACAGTTGAATCTACGACAAAAGAGATATACACGCTATACAACAACATTTTAAGAGTCGATGCTACGTCAAAACTCTTCTTGATTCAAGAAATTGAAGACGAACAGTATGAAATTTTGTTTGGAGACGGAATTATTGGTAAAAAACCGCCTGGTGGAGCTACAATCACTGTTAACTACATTGTAACTAATGGAAGATCTGGAAATGATGCTAGAAACTTCTCATTTGTTGGAGTTTTAGAAGACGATCAGGGAGTATCTGTAACATCTGGTATTTCTGTCTTAAGAACTGCACAAAGATCTAGCGATGGTGATGATGTTGAAGATGTAAGTACAATCAAATACCTAGCACCTCGTATATACTCCTCACAATACCGTGCAGTAACGGCGAATGACTACACAGGTATAATTCCATTCGTGTATCCTAACGTTGAATCAGTGACTGCCTATGGTGGAGAGGAGTTAGATCCACCTGAGTATGGAAAAGTCTTTATTTCCATCAAACCTAAGAATGGTTCTTTCCTTTCACAGATTACAAAGGACGATATTGCTAGGCAACTCAAACAATATTCGATTGCTGGTATTAAACCAGAAATTATTGATCTTAAGTATCTTTATATTGAAGTAGACACTTCTGTTTACTATAACAGTAACGCAGTTTCCGATACAACTGAGCTAGTTACTTCTGTAACCAGAACTTTGACCTCATATTCTCAATCTTCTGATATTAATGCTTTTGGTGGTAGATTTAAGTATAGTAAAATTCAAGGATTGATTGATGACTCTGCAAGAGGTGTTACTTCTAACATTACAAAGGTAAAAATGAGAAGAGACATTGCGCCTGAACTCAATACTTTTGCAACTTATGAACTTTGCTACGGAAACTCCTTTTTCAAACAACGTAATGGATATGGAATACGTTCTACAGGATTTACGGTAGCTAATGTTAGTGGAACAATTTACATGGGTGACATTCCTACAGCTGGAACTGACTTTGGTAAGATTATCTTCTTCAAACTTGTAAATAACCTTCCTCTTATTGTTAAGAACGACGCTGGGACAGTAGATTACATTCACGGAGAGATTAATTTGGATGTGGTAAATATAACAGGGACTTCTTTAGCAAATGGTCTAATACAGGTTGAGGCAATACCTCAATCCAATGATGTTATTGCACTTAAAGATCTTTACCTACAATTAGACGTTACAAATAGTTCTGTTAATGCACTTCCTGACGTTGTATCCTCTGGTGAGAATACTTCTGCTACTTCTTACGTCACAACATCTAGTTACGCTAGCGAGTTAATCTACACACGATAAATGACAGATATTAAAAGAGTAAAAATCTCTCATGTCATTGAGTCTCAGATTCCTGAGTTCTTAAATGCGGAATCTCCGCTATTCAAAGATTTTTTAAGCCAATATTACGAATCACAGGAACATCAGTCTGGTATGACTGACTTAGCAAACAACCTTGCTGAGTATAGAAAGATAAGTGCGTTCAATAATGAGACTTTAATAGCATCTACTGAGCTTACACAAGCCTGTTTTGCTGGATCACAAACTATAAACGTAACTTCCACTACTGGTTGGCCTGATACCTATGGTTTGTTGAAGATTGACAACGAAGTTATTACATATACCTCTAAAAATGCTACACAGTTTCTAGGATGCTCTAGAGGGTTCAGTGGTATTGATGAAATATCAAGAGAAGACAATCAGGAGTTCCTAAACTTTGCAATTACTGAGGCAAATGCACATGCTAGTGGATCTACTGTTGTAAATTTAAGTAATTTATTCTTACAGACATTCTTTTCTAAATTTAAGACTGAATTCTTGCCTGGATTTGAAGATAGATCTTTTACAAGTGGAGTATCTGTCACAAACATCTTAACTAGGGCAAAAGACTTCTATATGTCGAAGGGAACTGACTCTTCATATCAGATTCTCTTTAAACTTCTATATGGTGAAGACATTGAACTTCTAAAACCTGTTGAAAATACACTTACACCCTCTGCAAACGTATATTTCAAAACTAAACATATTTTAGTTGAAAACTTATTCGGTGGACAACCATTACAATCTATTGGTAACTTCTTATTCCAAGATGTTGCTGGAATTGGTACTGTAAGTGCTTCAATCTATAATGTTGAATATAGACCAATCAATCAAACTGACTTTTATGAGTTATCTTTGGATGCTACGTCATTTGATGGTAGTTTCCAAGTGCCTGGTAAAACAAAAGCACTTGAAATTGTTGGTTCTGGATCAAGCACTATCGTAGTTGACTCTACAGTTGGATTTGGTCAATCAGGAAGTCTTCTTGTAAGACCTACAAAAGGATCTAACTTCCTAAACGTCACTTATAACGATAAAACCATAAACCAGTTCTTAGGAGTTAGTGGTATTACAACTTCTTTGGTTTTTGGTGCAGATATTCTTGAAAATAAACTTGCATACGC